GGGTGTGCACCGCCGCGCGAACGGCGAGTGTTTTGGTGCGCGCCTCGTGCGGAATGATTTCATACGCCGCTTTAGCAAACTCTCGCGCCTGCGCTTCCGTCACCGCCGGCAGTTCATCGGGGGTGAGATCCGCGAGTGAACTCACCGGCCAGTCATAGGGCCGCTCCGTCTCCGGATGGATCCCGTAAGCGATGAACTGCTGCCCAAGCCCGAGCACCTCAATCGGTGGGTATTTGAACCCAGCGAAGGGCTGCACGGCGCGATAGACCAGAAGACACTTTGGCGCTCGGCCGATCCGCACCGCTGGCGTATCGCCCAGCATTTCTTTGGCAAGCGCCTCGATCTCGTGCGCAAGATGCGCCGAGTGTGTGATATCGATATCAATGCCAATCACCCGCCCTGCCGCGATCCCTATCCCGGCCTCGGGCCAGTCGCCCCAAATGTCGACCTCGTTATCGCGCGTCTCGCGCTCGCAGTGCCGGCTCCACTTCGGATAATCGACCCAGCGCCCCAAGCGATACACGCCCGGCTTCTTGCTCTTGGGCTGAATCGGCAAAATCGGATAGCCGCGATCGACGAGCGTTGCGCCGAGCTGCGCCATGTAGTTGCGCGCCGCCATCGCGACACTCAACGCAGCACATCATCGGCATGCGCCGCTCGCAGGTGATCCTGATACGCCGTCACGATCACATCGATCAGTACCGACCACTCCTCTGCCGTCCAGAGCGTGAGATCGGTTCGCCCGGTACGCTCCACATACTCACCGCCCGAGATACCCGCCGCGGTCAACGCCGCGCGCTCGTGTTCACTCGCATCGATCATGCCTTTCAACCTCGCTACGATGTCCTGACACTGACGCGAGCACAGCAACACGGTGGGCGCCTTCACTCGAATCAGACTTGGGGAGAAACCAAACCCACGCGCTTCGCGCCGACAAACGGCGCAGATCACGCAAAACGCGCCCCCACCACTGCGGTGTACTGGCCATCAGGCCGCACTGCGATCTGTGAGGGCGTGCGTAATTTCGGCACTGCCGCGATGGCATCCTCCACGCGCTGGGGTACGGGCACGCCCGGGGCGCGATTGGCCCACCAGCTCACCGCTTTTTGCCGCGCATAGCCCGGGTGCTCGATGCACACCCACTCGCTGTGTCGCGTGAAACCGCTCCAGTAATCCACACGAAGCGAGGGCGGCTTACCCGCCTTCTCATGGCGCGCATAGTGCACATCGGTGACGGGGATCCACTCGGGCTCGCCGCTACTGAGCACATCGAGTTCACTCGCCTGCGCGTTGATCTTCACTTCGGGCGCACTGAACACATGTCCGCAGTCGGGGCACTGCCCGACCGCTGCGGGCAAAATGCTTCGGCACTCCGGGCACGTTTTGGTCGGCGCCACACCGCCCTCGCTCTCGCGCGGGCGTCGCGGTTTCACCGCATCGATAGGACCATGACGTTCGATGTTCCCCGCAAAGTCGAGCACGAGACAGTTCGCCTTGCCCGGTGCGAATCGACAGCCTCGCCCCACGATCTGCACATAGAGGCCCGCCGACTTCGTGGGCCTCAGCATGGCGATCAAATCGACCCCTGGCGCATTGAAGCCGGTGGTCAGTACGTTCGCATTGGTAAGGCAGCGAATCTCACCCGCCTTGAAGGCTTTGATGATCGCCTCGCGCTCAGCACTTGGCGTATCGCCCACGATCGTCTCGCAGCGGACACCGCGCCTGCGGATTGCATCGCGAACGTGATGCGCGTGATCGACACCGGCGCAAAAGACAAGCCAACTTTGCCGCTCGACACCAAAACTCACGATCTCGCTCACCGCACTCTCCGTGATCGACTCCTGATCGACGGCTGCCTCAAGATCTTTGGCAATGAACTCACCGCCTCGCGTACCGACCTCCGAGACATCGAGTGTGGTCACCATGCGCTTAGACACGAGCGGCGCGAGAAACCCAAGGTCGATCAACTCGCGCACCGACACCTCATAGGCGATGTCGGTAAAGATCGCTTCCTCCCCTTCGTGCAAAAGACCCGAGTCGAGCCGGAACGGCGTGGCCGTAAAGCCGATGACCTTCATCATCGGGTTCAAGCGCTTGAGCTCGCCTAAGAATCGGCGGTACATCGTGTTGGAGTCGCGCGGGATCAGATGCGCTTCATCGATCAACACCAAATCACACTGCTGCACGTCGTAGACGCGCTTATGAATCGATTGGATGCCAGCAAAAAGGATGCGTGCGTGAATATCGCGCTGCTTCAACCCCGCCGAGTAAATCCCCGCAGGCGCCTCGGGCCAGAGCCCCTTGAGCTCATCGTGGTTCTGCTCGATCAGCTCTTTGACGTGCGTGACGATGAGTATTCGTTGATCGGGATACGCTTTGAGCACCCCCTCAACGAAGCTCGCCATCACGAGCGACTTGCCCCCTGCGGTCGGGATCACGATCAGGGGGTTACCGGTGTGATCGTGAAAGTAGTTGTAAATGCCCTGAATAGCAGCGCCTTGATACGGACGCAATGTGATGCTCATGCCGTGACTCCTCATACCGTTACGTTTGCAGTGCTTGGGTACTTCTCAATGCCTTGATCTCGCCAGCGCTCGCCGCTGGCGAACGCGTACTCAATCCAGTCCTCGCCGGCATCGACCTGCTCGGCGGGAACAAGCGCTGGAATAAAAAGATGCCGTGCGCACCCCGCGCGCTGCTCGGCCAGACTCAGTACGCGATCGTGCCGCTCGCAGCGCCAACCGTCCTCGATCGGACTGACGTGAACGCAGGTGCGGCAGTGGATCTCTGCGGCGCGTGCGTCAGGGACATCCGGGTGACACACCGCGGCGTGATCGCACAGACGGCACTGAAACCAAGACGGATCGACGCTAACCCCGGGCGGCGGCGAAGCGGCCTCAATGACGCGACGAGCTTTCTCGAGTAGCTTTTCTGCGAAGTCTCGATCGACCTCGATCCGTTCAACATAAAGGTCATCCGTGTCCTTGCAGACCGCGACGTACAGGGCGCGCGCAATACCCGTCAGATGCATGTAGATCTGCATCTGCGCAAAATGCTGAGGCTTACTCGCACGCACGCTTCTTCGGGCGCTCAGATCCGCAAAGCTCTTCCCCGAGTGGGTCTTGAACTCGAGCACGTGCCACGTCTTTGGCGCCTCGGGGAGCCCAAGCGCCACGCCATCGAGCGAGCCGCCAAAGTGTCCCCCGTGTGCCTGCACGCGAAACTGACGGCCCGTCTCGGGATCCACATCGAGCACGGTCGCGCCGATGCGGCGCAGGTTCTGTACGAGCCGCGCCTCTTCCAACTGCCCCGTCTCAAAGAGGCGCAGTAAGCGCCCGGGATGACGAGCGCGACTGACCCAACGAAAGTCGTACCACAGCGCACGCTCGCAATCTTTCCCAATGAGCGAAGCGCCCAGGTGTGCCCGAAACCCATCATCGCGATCGGCCTCATAGGCGGCGAAGATCGCCTCGCGGGTGGGGCTCACCACGATGGGAAGCTCAGCCACGAATCTCCTCCTCCCGCTCGTGCAGCGCTCGCGCACGCACGAGTGCGCTCTGCCAACGCTCCTCGTCACACTCCGCGCGCAGCACCTCGATGAGCGCATCCTTGAAGCGATCCCGGCGCACAGCCGGCGAGCGTCCGTTCAACCGAGCCAGCTGCGCCGACACGAGCGCGAGTTCCTGCTGCTTCAATCGCAACGCGGTCTTCGCGCGGTGGTACCAGGAGGCATCAAGTGATCGACGATCGGCTTGCCGACGAATGTCGCTGGTGGCGATCTGGATACGAATCGAGACGATCTCATCTTTGAGCGCAGACAGACGCTCCCGACACGCCTCAACCGTGGCGGGCGGTGTCATCTGCGGTGCGTGGTAAGGCTGATCCGACATCGGCACTGCCTCAGCCCTGCTTCTTCCACGGCAGTCCGTTCGCCGCCGCGGTCACCGCGGGTGCAACCGGTCGATAGGCAGGCGCTGCCACCGCAGGCGCCGAAGCCGAGGGGGCGACGGGCACAGCCCCCGGGCTTCGCGGCAAGTACCGAAGCGAGTTCGACTCGCCGTACATGCCCTTCGGCGGACGTACGCGCACATCAACGATGAGCGGTACGAGATGCAGCTGCTCGGAGTTACTGACCTGCATCTTGCCGACAGCGCGGCAGATGGAGGAGAGCGTGCGCTGCGCAATCTGAACGGTCTCAGCATTCTGGTTGACGAGGTTTAATCGATCAAAGAGCTTTCGACCCTGATACTGCCCCTCGAGGATCTCGACCTCGAGGTAGAGGTACTGACCCATACCGTCCTTGGTCGGGCGCATCTCGCTTTGCACGATCTGCGAGAGATACCGACCGGGCGGCAGCACTTCATAAACGCTGTTCGGTTGAACGGTTGAGGCGTCAAACGTATGTCCAAGGGATGCCATTGCATGTACTCCTGTATGAGCTGATGAATCGGGGGTCTTAAGACGGAAGCAACATCGACTGAATCGCGACCGGCATTGCCGTTGCGAACGCCTGCCACTCGAGCGGCAGCGTGTCAGGTAGGCCGTAGCGGTTTTTGGCGAGATATGCAGGACGCTCGGCGGTGTGAATCACACGCTCGCCGGAGCCCACTGCACGACTGATTTTTTTGTTGAAGCCGACGTCCGACTTCACAGTGGAGATGCGGTAGTTCGCAAAGAGCACGATGTCCGAGTGCTCTTGCAGCAGTGCCGCCGCACGGCTGTGCAGCTTGATGACATAACGATCGTACGGATCGTGCTCTGGACTGTCGAAGCGCTTAATATCGGTGTGCGCAATCTGCACCACCGTCATGCCGCGATCGTCCCGAAGGGCGTTGAGGCCCTCGATGTACTGGCGCCAGAGCCCGAGTGCGGCCACATAGCCCTTGCCGTAGCCCGCATCCTCGATCGAACCCCAGCCGTTATCGCGGCAGGCCTTGGCCCACACGAGCGGCTCGAGCCAGTCGACGCTATCGATGACCACAGTCGAAAACTCATGCGGCTCGCTGTAGAGCGCGGAGAGCGACTCCAACACCTCATCGAATGTGCGCGCGAGCGGAAAGTGCGCTGCGCCGAGTGTCCCGAGTCCATCCTCGGTGGCCACGAACACCGGCGCTTTAGCCTCGGCGGCGAAGGTCGTCTTGCCAACGCCGGCCACGCCGTGAATCAAGATACGCGGCGCCTTTGGCGCACTCGCCCGGGTGAGCTGTGCAAGGGAAATAGCCATCAGGAAACCTCCGAAAAGTGATCGTCATTAGCTGCCGCGGGTAGCCCATTCGGATCGACTCGCTCAAGGCGATAGGTCGGCCGACCGGTCTTCACCGTGCGTGCCGGTTCGAAGAGCTTCCGAACTGCAGGTGGCCACGCGTTGTATTTGGTCTCGGATACTTGGAAGCGCGTCTCGACGTAGTGCGCTGGGTCCTCGCCCCACTTACGAAGTGCCTCGACCGCCTCTTTAAGTTTTCGCTGGTCGTACTCCGCCCGCTTCGGGAGATCCGCAACGACGACAAAGCCCTCATCTTCCAATCGAACCGTTCCGGTGGTCTTGCCCGCCTCTTGCCGTAGTGCGTGAGCGCGAGCGCTATAGCGGTGATCCAGCTCTCCCTGCAGCACTTGCTGATACTGCTGAGCGCGCTCCTTCACGGCTTCGATATCGCGGAGGAGTCGATCAATATCGCTGAGTGATCGACCTGCTAACTCGCCGAGCGATAGCCCAGATAACGCGGTCATGACATCGATTTCGTTTCTCATAGGGACCTCAGTGCGTACTGAAATGAAGCGACTTTGATGTGCGAAGTCGGTGCCGGATGTCAGGCGGGGTGAGGCGACTTGATGCACGCACAGCCAAGTACCGGTAGTGGCCATCGCCTACCCGCTGACTGAAGAGACGCAGCAGCCCGAGTTCGCTCGCGATCCACGCACGTCGCGCAAGCGCATGCACCCTCGCGCGTTCGCGCTCGGGCAACGCACTCTCGGCAGCTGATCGATCAAGCGTGAGAAACCCCTCGTGATAAACGATCGCCTCACCCGCGTGCGCGGAGGCGATCCAATCACAGAGCAACTCCTCGGTTAGCACCGGTCGCACGCGAAGCGCCGGTGTGATCCGGATTCCGGATAACACGTCGTAACTCGTCGTTTCACGTTTTTCAGGCATAAGCGGGCCCCTCGCCGCCTCCCGACCATCGGGAGACGACGTTTCATTGGTTGATGAAGGTTTTTACGGACTGAGCAGTTCGGTTTTCTCAGCCACCCTTAGGATCAGGCGGCGGTCTTAAATCCGAACATGCGCAAGTGCATCTCTAAGTCGGCCACGCGCCGATAAAAGGTCGCCGATGACATGCCGGATACCTTTGCAGCAGCAGGCACGTCCTGATGATGGCAAAGCAGTTCATACAGGCTGCGCTGCTCATCGCTCATCGAGCGAAAAGCTGCTTCTAGGTCGCTTGCGGCACCACAAACGAGGGCGTGATCTTCAGGCTCTTGCCACAGCGGCCGTTGCTCCGCTTCGCCGGGCACTTTGCTCTCAATCAAATCGTCATTGGCTGCATCAAAACTAACGTGACCCGCTTGGCCACCCGAATTCACAGAGACGACTTCCAGGAAATCGACATCGTCTGTTGATGTGGGGATATACCGCAACTTGTCTTTGCTCCGATCAGACAGAAAATCTGCGGTGCGATGAGCAGAGACGACGCCAGTGAAGG